AAAATCACTATCTTTAACCATATGTGATGTGCTACCATACCCACAATTAAAACACATCCATTGGATGTAATGTGGGTTATGATATTCATAACACATTTCCGCTTCACAATGAGGACATTTTACTAAATTATCAGTCATGTTATTCTATCTTTTTTAATTTTGGTAATTTAATTTCAACGTGCTTAGGAAATTCAGGAACATATTGTGTTAAGAAACCTCCTAATTTTTCAGTCATTTTATTAAATGAAAATTCTTGTTTATTTTTAAACGCTAATCGTTTTGCTTTTTCTTGATACACTTTATACTTATCAAATACTTCAGTAAATGCGTGTCCTACTTGATTATCATCTGGTTTGAACCATTGGCTTTCCATTAATATAGTATTTTGAACATGTGCACTTTGATGGACATTATTTAATGTTCCTCCTACTAAACCTGCGAATTCTGAAGGTAAGAAATCTAAATGACCACTCCAACCAGAAGCAATAATAGGTTTTCCTACTATACTAAATTCTAGTAAAGGTCGTCCAAATCCTTCTCCTTTTGTTAAATTAACCATTGCCTTTACTTTTTGATGATTGTATATGGCGTTTATTTCTTCATCGGTTAAATCGCCGTGTATTACGTAAATATTGGCTTTTTTACCCCCGTGTACAGTTTTTCTAATATCATCTATTTTAGTAAGAATTCTATCTCTATCTAATATAGATGTAGCTCCTTGAGATACTTTTAAAATTAAAGCAGGTTGAACTTTTTTATTTTTGAAAGTTTCTAAAAATGCTTTGATTAAATAACCTACATTTTTTCTATCTTCACCAAAGTCACCTTGTAACCAATGGCCTACAAATAAAAATGCAAAATTTTCTCTAACAGAATCTAAATCTTTACAAACATTAAAATTATTTTTTTCAGTTGTTTTAAAGTATTTATTTAAATCTGCTCCTTCAAATAGAATTTCTATAGGTTTTTTTAATTCAATAATATTAACAACTTGTCCTACTTGATTTTTTTGTTCAAATTTACTAGATTGAAATACTTGTTTTGAATGTTCTGATGAGACTAAATTTAAATCCATTCTATTTAAACCTTCTATCCATGATGGATCACAAATGGTAGTCTCAATACCAGCTGTTATACCAAGATTAAATTTACTCCCAACAGGTTGAAATTCATTTGGAACCGATATTTGAATCCAAACATCTGGTCTTGAAGGAAGATTCATAGTTATTTGTCCTATGATACGGTTTTTTAAATCTACTTCTTCTTCTATTTCAGGGTTTAAAGCTCCAAATGGAGTTTGTCCCCAACGTTGAGATAATAATTTAATATCCCATTCTTCTCCTTTAGCTTTAATAAGAGATTTTATAAAATCACGTGATCTAGCTCCATATCCACTAAAAGTGTCTACTGGGCTGCTAATTATACAAAGTGGTTTACTCATAATGAAATTATATGTTTATTTTGTTTTGCTGGTAGTTCATTGATGTGGATAAAGTCATAAGATGGTCTTGGTGTAAATGTTTCTATAGTTTTATCGATAGAGTTTATAACATTAATAGACATATTTTTAGAAGTCATCATAGCTTCATCAGACATTACCCATTTTCTAGCTGCTTTTCCTTTATTTGTTCTTTCTTCTTTTCCTAAAGTATAAAGTACTTTAATTTGATCAGCGGCATCTCTAAAATCTGCTCTATCATCAAATATGTAAGGTGTTGGTACGGAACCAATTAAACTCATGTTGCTAGGGAATACAGGAAATGCCCATTCACCGTGTTTTTTATATTTTCCAAAGTGATTAGAGCCAAATTCTTCTGTAAATTGAATCCATTCACCATTTTCGTCTTCGAATCTCATTTGGTCTTGCATACCTCCAGTTACATTAGCAATAATAGGTTTACCACACATCATTGCTTCTGTTAAAGATAATCCCCATCCTTCATTTGAAGATATTAATATACCTGCGTCTGAGCAGTTGTATAATAAGTTCATTTGTTCCGGTACGAATCTATTTAAACCTGTAATGAATACATTTGGTGGTGTTTTACCCCAAATCATTTCAATAACAGCATTTAAATCAGTACCGTTTTCATCTACAGGTTGAGTATGAGCAATAAATGCTACTTTATCTTTTTTATCTTCAGGTAATCCATCTACAAACATTTTCCAAGCTAATAATGTATCGGGGAATGATTTACGTCTAATGTTTCTTGAGTTAAACATTAATGTAAATTCATATTCTTTACCATTAAATAATTGTTTTTTAAATTGTTGTAGTTCATCCCATTTTTCATGTTTTTCATCGATAGGGAAGAAAACATCTTCATTTATACCATGAGGAACATAAGTAATTACTTTATTTTTAGCTTTTTCTCCTAATACAACTCTGTTTATATTTTCAGTTTGTTTAGAAATTGCCATTAATAAATCACATGAATCATAATATCCTCTATTATATATTGGATAAGGTAATGAATCCCAAATATTAAGATATAAGATTGGAACTTGAGAACGAATTTCTCTTTCATGTACCCATAACCATTCCCAATAACGAGGATCGGTAAATAACATTATTGCGTCTGGTTTTTCTGTTTTAAGTAATTCTCTTACTTTTTCAATAGTACCATATCCTGATGAAGGATAAAGGAAAACACTAGCGTCTGTTATACCATTAAATTTGTTTGAATCTCCACTTAAGTCGATTCTTTTACCTTCATCTGGGTTTTGGATTGTTGCTCCTAAATTTACCCAATTAAAATGGTGACATGTTCCCAAAACCATTTCTCTTGTCATAGTAGCAATCCCGGATGTTGTTCTGATGTCATCAGATAGAATAAGGATTTTTTTTCGTTGCTCCTGAGGGATGTAATGTTTTTTCATAACGTTTGTTAAAACTTTTAAAGACTACCGCTCAACACTAATTCAGTGTGATTGTGTAATTGTTTGCGAAATTCATCATTATTTAAATAAAGATGCATTGCTCGATTTGTTAATTTTTGTAAATTAAATTTGTTTTTAATACTAGCTACTTTAAACTCATCAAATAGATCTTCGTGTACTTTTACACTCGTTAAAGTTAGTTTTTCGTTTTTACTTGCCATAATGTTATATATTTGGATATAAATATATGTGAATTTATAAAGAATTAATTTTATTACAGAGAGAAGGTTTATCATTAAATTGACACCATTTACATAAGGAACTTACAATTTTTGTAAATTCCTTTTCTTGTGGTTTACCTTCTGTATTAAAACAATCTTCAATGAATGTACGAAAAGCTTCTGTAGCATTCAAACGTTTTCTGGTTCCTGATGGCGGAATAAATTCTTGAATTCGAGGAATAGGAAAATCACTTTCTTCCCATATTTTTCGTTTTACAATAAAGAATTCAACATCTATTTTATCTATATCCCAATTAAATATTTTACTGAAGTATGATTTGTAGAGTAGGATTTGGGATGTTTTAGTTTCATCTTTTTTATCTTGATCTTTCCACCCACGAGTTGAAGTTTTTATATCGTATATGTATAATTTTTCTGTATTCTCGTTATAAAATATAAGATCAATAAATCCTTTAAATTTAACATTAGGATATCCTTCATGCGGTGCATAAGATAAAGGAAATTCTATTCCTACAAGATGTGTTTTACGAGTTGAAAAATAACCTCCTTTTTTTCTTTTAAAGTATTCTAGTATTATCTTTCCATCTTCAAAAAACTCAGCCATCTCTTCAGCATTTGAGAAATGAACTTGTTTATTTTGCTCAAAACCTTTTTTGTATTCCTCTCTAAGAGTATCTTCAAATAATTTAACTATATCTTCTCTATCAGCAGCCGCCCCACTTTTTTCATACATTACTTTTAAGTAGTGTTGAAGAGCAGTATGCATTGATGTTCCAAATATTAAGTGAATACTTGGTGGGTTTTTAAGTTTGTCTACATTTTGAAGTTTCCATTTATGAGGACATTGTTTCCAAGTTGAAAATTGAGAATAAGATACAATTTTATCCGTTTCCCAATTAATTTCTTCAGCTTTATACTCTAGAAGAGGTTTTAGATGCTTTGGTAGTTTTTTCATAACCTAATAATTTTTGAATTTCTTCCTCATTTATTCCTCTACTAGTTAAAACATTTTTTATTTCATCTTCATTCAATATATGTAGATAAGATTTTATCTCTCTTGTAGATAATTGATAATGATTAGCTAATATAGTAACTAATTCTTGATTTGGTTTTGGTTGATTTGATTTAATGTATTTAGCATATATAGAGGTTTTAGGTAAATAACCACAATATACATTATATACTTGTTTTGGAGTTAACAACCAGAACTTTTGTAAATAGTTTGCTAATTCAATGTAAGGTTCATGCATTGAGATAACCTTATGAAGCATATAGACATTAAAACTTTCTTTATCTTCTTCACTAAAATTGTCCCAAGGCTCCCTTACATACGTAACTTGTTTTAACCAATCCCAAACTGTCATTA